GGAGAATGCTACACCAACAAAGATTATCCAAAAGTATTTCCTGATCATCACGATTGCATAAGAGCAGGACTATCAGAATCTTACGAGATTATATATGCAGAGGGTAATTTTACTAAAGATGAAATAAACAACACACAGTTGTATCCTAAATTTACCTGTGTTCCTAAAAAAGACGAAGGTAAAATAGTTACTTAAGAATTATTCTAAATTAATGTTTGTGCACTCCAAGAAAGGAACGCACAAACAAAAGGTGTGAGAAGAGATCTAAATATTATAGTAAAAATACTTGACTTGCAAGCCTTGATTTATTAATATAGATTCCCATATATTATGATTATAAAGATAATAAGAAAGGACAAATAAAATGGCAGATCCAAATAAGTTTAAATCTGTATCTGTGCCAATTGAAACTTACAAGAAGTTAAATTTTTTAGCTGATGGTAAATTTTTAGATGCACAACTAACGATTAGTAAAACGATAGAAGCTCTTGCAAGCAGAGCTGCAAAGAAATTAGGATATAAAAATGGTAAAACGAATACATAAAACTATCTGTGATTCTTGTAATGGCAATGGTTATATCCGTATGCTTTTAGAAGAAGGTAGAGAAGAAGCAATATTTGATTGTGAGACTTGTAATAATCAAGGAGAGATTGAAATATCTGAACCTTCTATGGAAGAGTTAGAAAAAATGTCGAGGCTACAGTGAAAAAGAATCCTGTAGCCAAAGAAGTCCGAACACCAAAATTTAAGCAACAAAAAATAGAAAATAAAAAGAAATACAATAGAAAGAAGAAAGAAATCGTAGGGTATTATTACGACTACGATGGAAAGGAAACGATATTGTATAAAGATGAACGATAACCAAGGATGTTTGTTTCCGGAGTTGGACCCGTTCTTAACAAAAGAAAAGAATATAGATTATATGGATTTAAGAGATGTAGTACAAACTCATACTGATTCGTTTAAAAGATTTAATCGAGATAAGTATTTTATATATAAAACGGGAGGAACAAACCCTTTTATGCCTGACGCTGGTCCTAATTTTCCTTACATACAAAATATTATTACCGGAACAATATTAAAACCTACATTGATGGGTGGTAGAGATTCTTATCCTACTGTTTCATTGGTTCCTGATGAACACCACGAGGCTAGTCCGGTTAAAGTAAAAATACATAAAGTATCAGGTGAAGCTTTTTTAGAAAATGATATGCCTGGTAAAAAATTAATAGTCGATCATAAGGACCACAATCCACACGACTACCGATTATCTAATTTAATGTGGGTGACTCACTCACAAAACTCAAAGAAAATAAAACCACGATACACACAACAAGAACTAACATTAGAGGTAATTAAAATTAATGAAAAAAAATAACTGTTTTATCTATCCAAAAACTGTCCGTGAATCTATTGAAGGAGTACGACACTACGATGTAGGTAGAGAAAAATTACCAAGTGTCACGACAATACTTAAAGCTACAGAGTCCGAGGAGAAAAAACAATCATTAGCGAACTGGGCATCGCGGATCGGGGAGAGTGCTGCCGAGAAGATTGTATCGGAGTCTGCGGCGCGCGGAACGGCGATGCATAAGATTCTTGAAAAATATATTCTTGAAGAAGGTTATCTTGATTTGACGAACGTGGGTAGAGATGCACACAATATGGCAATTAGAGTTATTGAACAAGGTCTTTGCAATGTACCAGAATATTATGGCACAGAATGTACTTTGTACTATCCTGGGCTGTACGCAGGGCAAACAGATTTAGTAGGCGTTCATAAAGGACAGGACGCGATTATAGACTTCAAACAAACCAACAAACCAAAAAAGAGAGAATGGATTGAAGACTACTGTCTTCAACTCGCAGCTTATGCAATGGCCCATAATTTCATTCATAAAACTTCTATCTCAAAAGGTGTTGTGATGATGTGCAGTAAAGATAATTATTATCAAGAGTTTGTAATTGAAGGGTTAGAATTCCAAAAATATAAACATAACTTTTTAAGGAGGGTTGATGAGTATTATAAAACAAGAACAAGCAATGTTGGATAAAATAGCAAACGCTTATAACAAGGCTGAAAACAAAGAGATGAAAGAAATGTGGAAAGAAAAGTGGTATCAAGGTGTTAAAAATGTGGCCAAGAGATATCAAGAAATGTATCCAAAAATTAAATATGATAGGTTAAATTAATGAGTTTAAGATTAAGAGATTTACAACAGATACTAGATAAGTTTAGCAATGGCAACAAGGGCACGGCTGTATCAGATTGTTTTATTTATATGGAAAACGATCGAGGTGGTCTTAATGAAATTGGTAAAATAGAATTACAGGAGAGTAGATTAATAGGTAAGATAAACAGTTCTTCGGCTTGGCGTATAGTCTTGAAGAAGGATCCAAAATACCTTCATTTACAATCTACTACATATAGTAAATGATATCCCTTGGGAATGGGGTGGAAGCGAGAGTGGAAGCCCCGTGCATATAGAATTGGTCAAGTATCCTGACGTATTTTTACGATCAGTAAGCAATGACGTGACTTTTCCACTAGATGATAAGACTAGTAGACTTATAAAATTTATGGCAAGAGCTATGTATCAATATCACGGCATTGGTTTAGCTGCGATACAAGTTGGTTATCAACTTCGTATGTTTGTTATGGATTGCTCACGTAGTCAAAGTGGCTACAAAGCATATATTAACCCAAAGATAATAGAGAAATCTGATGAAACATTACGTGATAATGAAGGGTGCTTATCAGCTCCAAACAAACAAGGAGACGTGAGTAGACACATTAGAATAATTCTAAAGTATCAAGATGAGAATGGAAAGGAGGAGAAAAAAACATTTTACAATTTAGAGGCCAGGTGCATACAGCACGAGATGGACCATCTAGATGGTAAGTTATGTATAGATTATGAAAAAGGTAACTATAGTCGGGACAGACATAAGTCCCAAACAATGGTCGAATCTGATTTTAGAACTAAATCTGATTCGTAAACAATGGAAACCATATGCAACGTTAGAGTTGCAAGGACCAGGTGTTAAGAAAATAATCAATTATGGCACAAATATGTCCAGTATTGGATTTGTGTCTAAAATGGGGCTAAAGAGGTAATGCTGTGCCAGATGTAAGTGGAATTTTTGAGCAATTTTATTTTTTTAAAAGTAAAAAAAACTGGTGGCACAGGTGGCACACCCCTATTTTGGCTTATTATCGTTGGTATAGGCCAATAATAGTGTGCCAAGGCCCGTGGCACACCCTGGCACAGTCAAATAAGCTATATTTACCAACACTTTCTTCAGAATGTACTCGACGCGCGCGACCTTTTTTGTTTTTTATAAAACTTTTTTGCCCAAAAATCTCCCTATACAGTATAAGATCGATATGAGACGCCTGAAAAAATCAAAATACAAATCTGTTGTTATCAAGAAGAAAAGATATTACTTCTACAAAATCACGTGGTTGGATATCACGGGTGACAGCGGGCACGCTGATTTACATTCAGCATTAGGATTTATGCCATCAGAGATGATAACTCACGCATATCTTTTAAACAAAGATAAAAAGAATGTTAGAACCTTTGCAAGTTATGAAGCTAATGATGAATTATTTTCAGATAGGAATGTATTTCCGAGAGGATGTATAGTAAAAATGGAAAAGATAAATGAAAAATAAAAAATTTAGATTTGATGGTAGATCAAGACCTACCAATGATACATACAAAAAAGAGTTTAATAGAATTTTTAATCCCACATTGACAAAGAATATGCCTAATGTAAAATGGGATCAAATTCCACCAGTGAAAGGACCAGACTCAAATGGAATACAAACCAGTTATAAACAAGTGGGCTTTAGTAAGAAAGCTACCAAGAAAAATATTTAGTAGATTTATTTCTACTTTAAATCACTACCAAGGTTTTTTTCTTTTGGTAATTCTAGTTCTTCTAGTTTTATCTCTTCAGGCGTAATATTAATAATTTCTTTGTTATCATTTAAAATCTTTTTCAACTTGTCTTTGATTTCATCTGCTGACATATTATCAACATTACCTGTCATAACTAATTTTTGATCTACGTAAAGTCCACCGGCTTTACCACGTGCTACTTCTGCATTTACTGCTGCACTCCAGGCTTTGTTTTCTAATGCTTGATTTCTAATTTGAGCTAATTCTGAAATGTGTTTTTCGAAACTAATACCATATTTTTCTTGTACCTCTGATCTCAATTCTCCTATATACTTGACTACTAATGGAGATACTTTTGGATTTCTTAACTCTGATGCAGCTTGTCTGGGACGCGTTTTGTACCCTGCTTGAAATGCTGCTTCAGCTGGTGAAAGCCTGCCTTCGTTATATACTAATAACTCTGCAAACTTTATTTGTCGTTCTGTTAATTTGGCTGGTACTCCCATAATGTTTGACTTATAACGTAATCTATCGTATCAGTCAATTGTGAGAATTATACTAATATTTATATTGTTATCTGGATGTGCAAGAGACTTTGATCTCAATCCTGCAACTACAATTGTAAGACAATTATTTAAGGCTTCGTACGATGAAACCCGAGTCAAAACTTTGGCAAAAAGTAAAGAAAAATACACCCAAAATTCAGTGGACTAGACTCGAATCTTGGAGTAGTTTTGGTACACCTGATCTGTTGGGATACCACGAAAATTGTGGATTTTTTATGGTTGAGCTTAAGATTGCAACAGGCAAGAAAATACACTTTTCACCCCATCAAAAACTGTTTCATTTAACCAGAAAGAATCGTAACTTTATCCTTATTGAAGAGGCCTCTTCCTCTTCAATAAAACTTTATGAAAGCTCCTCGATCCTCGGTCTGCTGTCCGACTATCGTGAAGTACCTTCCCTCGCAACGGATGATTGGACCTATATAGAGCGCTTGTTGATTCGCGAACCGCTGGACGCTTGAGAGCTTGCCGGCTTGAGAGCTTGTTGGCTTGTGGGCTTGCCGGCTTGTGAACTTGTGGGCTTGTCGGCTTGTGGACTTGGCGCACGCCCGCCGCTGTCCGTCGACTGCTTTGGGCTAATGGCCTTCTTCTCTTGAGAAGCTTGTAATTCTTTTTGATGAGCTCGCGCTCGTTTGCGCATCTCTTCGTAATACTTTGGATGTTTAAATACTAACATTAATGTTTACCGTAACTAACAACTTTTACAGCAGGATCCCAGCATTGTCTACAGTCACCACATTTGCCGCCCTGCTTCGGTGCGGGGCAGCTGGCGTCCTTCAATACTAC